TGGAAAGTGTTCCATCGAAGGGCGAAGAAGTCATCGTTATTGACCAATTGATCAACGTAAAAAGAAACGGATGAATCTCGTCCCGTGAAAGAATAGTTATGAACGTCACTGAAATCAGGAGATTCTAATGGCCGAACAGACATTCCTCTCGCCGGGATTCTTCGAGCAGGAGATCGAGCTTATTGCCGGCGCAGCCGGACCGCAGGGAACCCCTGCTGGACTCATCGGTCCCGCTGAGAAGGGTCCGGCATTCGTGCCCGTCACGGTGGGCAACTTCACGGACTTCACATCAAAGTTCGGAGGCCTCGACCCTGACATCGCAGCACCATATGCGGCACGCGAGTGGCTCAAGCACAAGGGAGCACTCACCTACATTCGTACACTTGGGGCCGGAGCAAACAGCTCACTGGCAGACATAGCCGACACTTTGGCTAATGGCACTGTCAAGAATGCAGGCTTCAAGATCACGCCCGGTAATCCAACAGATCCTGCCAATGCAGCCGTTGCATCACTAACACATGTTTCTGTAACACCCGCCGATTATAACACAGGCGAATATACGATCGTTTCGACAGATGGCACGACTCGCAATTACGCGTTTGATGACACAGGTACAAATCCCACAGGCACAGATCTGGGTTCTAACCGAATTGTCGTTCAAGTCCAGGGATTGTCATCTGTTACAACAATAGCGACAGAAACCAAGAATGCAATCGAAGGTGCCACAGGCCACAATGGGAAAATCACTGTTGCAATTGCACTGGGTGTCCTCACGCTTACACAGTCAACCGCAGGTGATGCAGGCAATACAACAATCACACCAGTTAGTGCACTTGCTTCAAGCGTGTTCACAAAGACTAACTTCTCTGGTGGTGACAATGTTGGACATCCATGGACCGACAGTTCTGTCCAGTTCATAGTTGCCCAGCACTACATCTCAGCATCATCTCCAAGTGCAGAGAACGGCCTGCCTATCTTCACTGACAACCCAAGCTTTGATGTGTCATATGGTGGATCCACACAGGTTGACCTTGTGAGAGCCGTAACATTTGCAGCCTCAGGATCTCGTGTGCAGGTGATGCCATTTGCAGGAACTTATAGTTCCACGATGGATGACACCGCTTACATCTCTGATGAGGATTCATCAAGCCCATCGACATCAAGAAAGTTCAAGATTGTAATCTCGTCTTCAAATGCGGACTTTGCTACAAACGTCACTGATGGCTTCGTAGGCGTCAGGATTCTCACGGCATCCCTCGATCCAAATGACGATGCTTACATCTCAAAGGTCCTTAACACGGATCCTGACCTCTTCTCCGAGAAGAAGCACCTCCTCTACCTCGACTTCTCAGTCGACCAGGAGGTCTCACCTGTCAGGAAGAGTGGTACCACAGAAACGATCGGTATCCTCTCGGGTTCCGGTGCTTTCAATACCAAGTTTGGTAGGTACGACACGCGCTACACCACACCTCGCACCACAGCCTTCATCTCCCAGCCATTCGGCAAGATGGAGTACGATCTCTTCCACTTCGAGACGATCTCTGACGGTGCATGGGGCAATGACAAGGTAAAGATCTCTGTTGCCAATGTCAATGCTTCAACTGACAAGTCAAACCCATACGGAACCTTTGACATCCAGGTAAGACGTTTCCTCGATGACGACATCCAGGCGGAGATTGTAGAAGCCTACCCAGGCCTCTCACTCAATCCAAAGGCAGACAATTACATCGCCAGGGTGATTGGTGACAAGAAGGTCTATTACAACTTTGACGCTGATGATGGTGACGAGCGTAGGCTGGTTATCACAGGAAAGTATCCAAACCGCAGCCCAAGCATCAGGGTGGTCATGAACCCGGCTGTCGAGACAGGTGAGGTCCCATCTGATGCTCTCCCCTTCGGCTTCCACGGTATTCCTGCCCTGAAGACTAACGACTCGCTCTTCGATGGTGGTGGTAACCTCACCTTCGACGGCAAGACGTTCGTTGCTGGAACAAGGCTGCATGGAAGGGGTGCAACCACTGACATGAAGCGTTCACTCATTCCACCCCTTCCGCTTCGATTCAAGGTGACGAGGGGTGAGATGAGCACCACGGACGGAAATATCGGTTCACCTGGTGTCAATGAGAGGGCAGATTCAAGGTTCTACTGGGGCGTGATGGGAACATCCGTACCCCTCACAGGATCGGTTTCAAATGCCATTCTCAACGCAAACCTCGGCGTGATGCAGAACCCCATCGTGGCGGCATACACCAAGTTCCAGGGTATTGCACAGCAGGATGTCCTTGTGACAGGATCCGCAGCGGACGTGCTCAATGCAAACAAGTTCACGCTTGCAAGGGTCGCCCTCTCGAACCAGACGTTCACAGACGTCACAGGAACTTCCGATGCACACATGAGGGAAGCCGCTTACGTACGCGATGGAATCAACGACGCCTCAGACTACAGGATAGTCTACGGCAGCGCCACCAACCGCGTAACGATGGCAACGCTCATCCACTCGTCCTCGGTGGTCTTCAATAGGTTCACACCCTACATGAAGTTCACCAACATCTTCTACGGCGGCTTCGACGGCCTGAACATCCTCGACAAGGACAACAGGTTGATGAATGACAGGGCATCTTCAACTGAGACCTCATCGACTGCCAACGGTGGGAACGGAAAGGCGCTCGGTGCTGTGGAGGCCGGTCTCCAGACAAATGCCGCAGGCATCGGAAATGACAATAACATCGTTGCTTCTTACAAGGCTGCGGTTGACATTATGACCGATGAGTTCACGACCAACGTCAATGTGTTTGCAATCCCAGGCATAAGGGACGCACTTGTATCGAACTATGCCGCCGACAAGGCTCGCAACAATAGCTTGGCAATGTACGTCATGGACATTCCCTCTTACGATGATAATGGCTACAGGCTTTGGGATGGAACTACGACAAAGCCAAGTGTCAGGTACACATCAGAGACATTCATCGGCAGGGCAATTGACAACAATTACGCCGCAACGTACTTCCCAGACGTCCAGGTCAACGATGAAGTCAACGGCAGGAGGGTCATAGTTCCTTCCTCGGTTGCCGCTCTCGGTGCAATGGCATTCAACGATAAGGTCACGTACCCATGGTTCGCGCCGGCTGGCTTCAATCGTGGTGCCCTGGACTTCGTTGCAAACGTCAAGGTTCGCCTGAACTCAGGTGACAGGGACACACTCTACTCAGGCAGGATCAATCCGATCGCTGTCTTCCCAACGGGTGGTTTCGTCATCTTCGGACAGAAGACACTTCAGCTTGCCAAGTCCGCACTTGACAGAGTGAATGTCCGCCGCCTGATGATCGAAGTGAAGCGCACAGTGACAGATATTGCCAACGGCATCCTGTTTGAACAGAACACACCCGCCACCAGGGCAAGGTTCGTCAATCAGGTAACACCGAGGCTAGCCCTCATCCAGGCACAGGCCGGTATCGAGAAGTTCCGCGTGATCATGGATGATACAAACAATACGCAGACCGATGTTGAAAACAACAGGGTCAACGGCAGGATCGTGGTCGTTCCGACCAGGGCTGTTGAGTTCATCTCAATAGACTTCGTCATAACGAACTCCGGTGTGCAGTTTGAGTGATAGTTACAAGAGACAGGAGCTTGACAAATGGCTGAACTCACTTTCAAGAGCGCTGGTGTAGGCACAAGGGAGATTGACCTCTCCGGACCGACATCAGTGACGCCCACCGGAACGCCAGCCGGTGTGATCGGCACCGCGAACCGTGGACCTGCATTCGTCCCCGTGACGGTTGCAAACTACCAGGACTTTGTGAATAAGTTCGATTCTGCAAGTGGCCAGTTTGGACCACTAGCACTTTACGAGTGGCTAAAGAATGCCAACGCAGGAACTTACCTCAGGGTGCTTGGTGTAGGAGATGGCAAGGCAAGGACCGCGGGCGGCATCAATGCAGGAAAGGTCACAAACTCAGGTTTTGTGGTCGGTGACAAAATTGTGCAGTCAACTGGCGACATTGGCTCCAATGCTTACTCATGGGGTCACGATACGCCTGGAAGGACTTACTTCCTCGGCTGCTTCATGTCCGAATCGGCAGGTTCGACCTATCTGTCTGATGCAGGAATCCAGGCCTCAGCCAAGGCAGCCCCTATCATCAGGGGCGTCCTCATGGTGCCATCTGGTGTCATACCAACACTCTCGGCATCAGTTGCTGAGGCTGGTTACACCAACAACCTGAGCATCTCAAGTGCACCTGCCAACAAGGTTGGCTTCACAACTGGAACCCTTGACATCTCGTCTGGTAAGCAGGAGTTCGTCCTCTTCCTCTCAGGACACAAGGCAAACGATGCTTTCGGAAACACCGTTTCTGCAAGCTTCGATCCAAGTGCTGCAAACTACTTTGCCACCCTCTTCAACACTGATCCGACTCGCATTGAAGAGGCAGGTCACTATCTCTATACGGCATACGATGTGTACTCACAGTATGCAGTTCCAACAGGTTCAAACCTGAATATGGGACCCTGGGCAGGCAATAGCACAAAGCAGGAAATTGCATTCGTACTAAAGTCCGCTGAGAGCCACAACTCAGGAACTGCTGTAGTTCCCAACTATGAGGGCTTTGAGGACAGGTTCCAGACAGCCTTCTCACCATGGGTAATCTCCCAGCGCTTTGGTGACCCAACAGGTGTCAACCTCTTCAAGGTTCACGCACGTGATGACGGCGCTTACGCCAACACAAAGGTCAAGATCTCAATAAGGAACATTACGCCTTCCACTGACCCAACTTCCGAGTATGGCACATTCGACCTATTCGTTCGTGAGTTCGGTGACACCGATGACAATCAGGTCGTTCTTGAGAGCTTTGTTGGGCTGAGCATCAATCCGAACAATCCTAGATTCTTCGGCAAGGTGATCGGTGACATGAAGGTCTACTTTGACTTTGATCGTGCCGTTGGATCTCAGAAGCTTGCAATGGAAGGCCTCTACCCCAACGTGTCAAGCTACATCAGAGTTGAGATTGCAGATGATGTGATGAACAAGGAAGTACCGGCATCTGCACTCCCAGCAGGTTTCCGTGGACTCTGGCACTTGGTCACATCGGGCAGCGGTTTCCTTGGCACTGTCGGTTCAAACAGCGCAGAACTCCTAAAGGCCGTCCAGCCACCAGTTCCTTTCCGCAAGTCGGTATCTATCGGAGTTGGAAGTGGCAAGAGGACTGCTCCATACCTTCACTGGGGATTGCAGTTTGAGGCAAATGACAGCATCACAGAGCCGAACAAGAACTCTTATGCCGATTATACTGTTGAGTCTCATGTCAAGTACTTCCCCAAGTACCACACGGACTTTGCCAATGCATGGGTTGGTGACAACAACGGTACACCCAATGCAAATGGCGCAATCTACGATGCCGACGTGTTCAACAATAATGCGTTCACGATCGAGAGGATTCAGGTAATCACGGCATCCTCTACAGGTCTACCCAATCCAAACCTTTGGACATCGGCTTCGTACCTTCGTACAGGTGGCCCCAGCGCAGGATACAGGTTCCTTGCCGTGAGTGACCTTGCAGACAGCACATCACGTAGGTTTGTGAAGTTCACATTCCCTGTGCATGGTGGATTCGATGGTGTAAACATCTTTGACCAGAACAAGTCTGCGCTGAATGATACTGCCGCTGTTCGTGAGATGCTTTACTCAACGAACCAGTTCGGCTCAAATGGACCGACAGTCGCTTCCTACAGGAAGGCAATAGACATCCTCGCTGAGACTTCTGATGTCGACATCCAGATCCTCGCAATACCGGGAATCAGGGAGCCAGGCATCACAGACTACGCAGTGTCGGCCGTTGAGTCAAGGTTCGATGCACTCTACATCATGGATATCCAGCAAAAGGACGTCAATGGTGCGGTGATAACGGGCTCGACTGAGGTTCCATCCGTGACACAGACGGCAACGGCCTTTGCAAATAGGGTGATGGATACATCATTCGCTGCAGCCTACTATCCTGACCTTGTGATGACTGATCCGGGCACAGGTGCAAACCTTGTCATTCCCCCATCAGTCTCGGTCCTTGGTGCCTTTGCACTGAACGACAAGGTTGCATACCCATGGTTCGCTCCAGCAGGCTTTACACGTGGCGCACTCAGTGATGTCATTGAGGCACAGGTGAAGCTCAATAGGGTCAACCTGGACACCCTGTACTCAAGCAACATCAACCCGGTCACAACCGTGCCCGGTTCCGTGTCACCTGTCGTTTATGGACAGAAGACAATGCTTGCAAGGCAGTCTGCACTTGACAGAGTGAATGTCAGGCGCCTTCTCATTGAGATTAGGCGTAGGGTGAGGGCGGTTGCAAATACCATCCTCTTCGAGCCGAACCGTGAGTCCACGCTCGCAAGGTTCTCGTCACTGGTCGATCCCATCCTCAAGCAGATCCAGGCCCAGTCCGGTGTGGATCGTTACAAGGTGAAGATTGACACCACTACGACGACGCAGGCAGACGTGGAAAACAACACAATCCGCGGAAAGATCTTCGTCCAGCCGACCCGTTCCATCGAGTTCGTATCTCTCGACTTCGTTGTGACAAATGCTGGGGCAATGATCTAAAGCTCATGAATAGATAAGGAACAAGGAGTCAATATGGCAGAAACCCTTTCAGTCACAGACATGCTGCCCAACAGGTTCGAGCCGAAGCGCAAGTTTCGATGGATTCTTGCCATTGAGGGCATCGACTCGTTCCTGGTAAAGACGACGTCAAGGCCACAGATGGAAATGCAGGCAACTGAAATCCACTGGATGAACACGGTCCGTTACGTTGCAGGCAAGGCAAAGTTCAGCACAATGTCCGTCACTCTCTACGACCCAATTGCACCCTCAGGTGCACAGCAGGTCATGGAGTGGATTCGTTCACACAATGAGACAGTCTCAGGCCGCGCTGGCTACGCAGACTTCTACAAGCGTGACATCCAGCTGAAGATGCTCGATCCTGTCGGAACAGTCGTTGAACTTTGGGACATCAAGGGTGCCCAGATCACTTCTGCACAGTTCAATGATCTCGATTATGGAACTGAGGATGCAGTTGAGATTGCGCTCACCCTGCAGATGGACAACTGCGTCCTGCAGTACTGATCCAGGATCGAACCGGCGTGGCCCGAACTTTGTTCGGGCCATTGCTTTTTTGTTTACCTTTCATCGCGATTGTCGATAATCCTAACAAGCAATTTGTAGGAGATGACATTGTCTGATCGTGGTGATAGGAACACAGTGTTTGGTGGCGGCGGCGGTTCAAGTCCGATTCCTGCTCGTGATGTGATGAAGGATGATTTCGGCTTTGAGATTCCTGTTGAGGCCATTCCACTTCCATCTCATGGCGTGGTTTACCCGACAGATTCAGCACTTCATGGACTTGAGACTGTTGACATCAGGGCCATGACTGCCCGAGAGGAAGACATCCTCACCTCCAGGGCCCTCATCAAGAAGGGCACAGTCATTACTGAGCTTATCAAGTCCTGTCTCGTTGATAAGAGAATCGATGTCACAAAGATGATATCAGGCGACAGAAATGCCGTAATGGTTGCCCTTCGCATCACAGGTTATGGTTCTGAGTACACTGCTGAGGTTGATTGTCCTGCCTGTTCAACTAAGTCCAAGCAGTCCTTTGACCTATCACAGCTTCCGCTAAAGTCACTTGAGATACAGCCGGTTGAGGTAGGACAGAACATCTTCGATTTCACGCTTCCTGTGACTAAGAAGAATATCAAGTTCCGTTTCTTGACCGGTTCCGACGAAGAGGAGATCCTCCAGATCCAGGAGAGGAAGAAGAAGTCAGGTGCAGTTGCAGACAACCTTGTGACAACACGCCTCCAGTTCTCTCTAGTGTCTGTCGATGGAAAGACAGACAAGGCCGCAATTTCATCCTTCATCAGGAACATGCCTGCTAGGGACTCACTAGCGCTCAGGCAGTTCATTGACAAGAATGAGCCTGGCGTTGAGATGAAGAGCTACATGGACTGTCCGAACTGCAATGAGACTTCGGAGGTAAAGATGCCCCTCGGGGCGTCCTTCTTTTGGCCTGACGCCGGCTGATAAGGAGATCTATCTCGAGCACTCCTTCCTGCTCATGTATTACATGGGCTTCTCATACAAGGAGTGCTATCACTTGCCTGTGCAGTATCGTGCTTGGTTCTTGCGCAGGCTTGGTGAGGAGATCAGAAAATCGAATGAAGGACAGGGCGGCCAGACGAGGGGAGCCCACGATAATACGCCTGACGCCAGAGCAATGATGGAAAGATCAAGGTCTCAAGTACCCGCAAAGCTCAGGCGCTTCACCTGATGAATAGTTATCTGCATGGACAAGAAACTAAGAAGCACAATTGCGGAATTCATCCTCGGCAAGAGAAAGTCCCTAACGCTTGAGGGTAACCCACAGGTCATAGCCGTCATATATGAGGCAGCAATGACAAGTAGGCACCTAATGCTGGCGCTTGAAAGCACAGACCCTGACAGGTTGCAGGAAGCCCTTGTCAATAAGCGTACAGCTGTTGAAAGGTTCAGAAGATTCACTGGAAACTCCTGGGATCTCTAACCTCATGTGATTCGTGAACTTCGGCTCATGAATAGGTAATCAGGGACCAATAAGGATAGATGGCTGACGAAACCGGTAATCTTGAAGTTCAAGAGGCTATCAACAAGGCAATTGCTGCGCGTAGTGCCTTGCTTTCGAAGCAAAGTGAGATACTTCGGGGTCAAATACAGCTTGCGGCAGAATTCGCAAAGGCCATAAAAGAGAATGGTCTGAACGACGCTGAAAAGAACCTTCAGGCTATTAATGCGGGCCTGAGGAACACTTCTGCTGCGGCCGATAATGCCTCGTCTGCTGTCGGTGGAATGACAGGCTCAATCAATGACGCAGCCTCTGCCACCGCCGACATGAATGATGAGATGAAGAACACCAAGAAGGGAACCCTTTCTCTTGGTGGAATCTTCAAGAGTGTGTTTGGCGGAGTCATAACACAGCTTGGCGGAATCTTTGATATTCTTGGTTCTGTGGCACGTGGTTTCGTTGGTGTGGCAACAGCCATCATCTCGATACCCTTCAAGTTCTTAGATTATCTCATTGCAGGCGCAGACGAGCTAATGCAACGGTCAGCAGCATTGCGTGAGGCTTATGAGAACTTACGAGACACATTCGGTGACTATGCAAAGAATGAAGGAAAGGCAGTAGTCGATTCTTTCAATACTTTGCGGACTTCGGCAGGTGGACTTGCAGGAACGGGTCTCACCATGGCGAAGGTCTTTGGCCACGGTCCTGAGGGTCTTGCAAAGGCCCTTACTGAGCTCACTGAGACTGCCGCTGCGATGGGGCCAGTATTCAGCGTTCTTGAGCAGAGCTTTGCTGCGAATGCCGACAAGATATACGTCATGTCAAAGGGCATGGGAATGTCCAATGAGGACCTCAAGGCCCTCGGCTCAATAGCAATAGCTACTGGGCAGGACATGACCCAGATGCTCGGTGAAATGGGCAACCTTGCTGTCCAGATGGGCGAAAAGTTTGGGATATCATCCAAGCTTATCGGCAAGGACCTTGCCTATATGACTACAAACATGGGTAAGTTTGGGTCAATGACCAAGACACAGATGGTGACTTCTGCTGTCTACCTGCGAAAGCTTGGCATGGAACTCAAGGACATTGAGGGGCTGATGGGTGCCTTCGATGACTTCGAGACTGCAGCGACAAATGCAGCGAAACTTGCCCAAGGCTTTGGCATAACTGTCGATGCCTTCAAGATGATGAAGGAGCAGGACCCTGCAAAGAGGCTAGACTCTTTGAGGCAGGCATTTGCTGCAACAGGTAGGTCAATAGAATCAATGTCCAGGCAGGAGAAGGCACTCCTTGCCCAATCAGCGGGCCTCGACGAGAACATGGTGAGCCTTGCCCTGTCAAGCAAGAACATGGGCAAGTCATACGAGCAGATCCAGAGAGAGGCCGACAAGAGCAGCAAGAAGCAGCTCAGCCAGGCTGAGGTGATGGACAAGCTATCTGACAATATCAAGCGACTTGTCGAGACACTTGATGGTGGCGGTGGTTTCATGGACAGGTTCTTCAGGGGCTTTGAGTGGGGCCTGAAGCACTCGGGCCCCATGATGAACATCTTCAGGAATCTTGGTCAATCACTTCGTATTGTTGAATTTGCAGGAAGAAAGGTCGGTGACATGTTCGTCAACTTCTTTCCCGGCATGAAGAAGATGTCAGAAGCCATCTCCGAGTTCTTCAGCCCTGAACGTTTCTCGGCTTTGACAGATGGCCTTCTGGGTGACTTTAAGAAATTCTTTGAAGACCTTAACAAGGATCCTGTAAAGGCTGCCACGGAGTTCATGCAGAACATCAAGAAGAAGTTCCTAAACTTCTTCGACCCCAAGTCTCCTGAGTCATCAAAGTTTATGGAAGGCCTCGGTGACTTTATCAAAGGCATGAGCGCGATAATCGGAGTCGCCGGCAAGTGGCTTATCGAAGGTGCGACAAAGGCAATCACGGGCCTTACTGACTACCTAAAGAATCCTGCTGGACTGACTGAAGGTGCGCAGGATGGAATCATGGGCATGATAGGTCCCATGGTTGAAGCCATTGGAAGTGCATTGCCTGCACTAGGAGATGCCTTGCTGGGCCTGTTCGACCAGCTGTTTGAAATGGCAAAGCCTTACCTTTGGAAATTGGCAAAGTATCTAATACTCTTTCAATTAGGCAAAGCCTTAGTCATCAATCTCACAACTCTTGCAGCAAGTGGTTTAATCAAAGCTGCCGTAATGGGGCTTGCATCTAAGCTTGTCCCACCTGCCACGCCTGCCGCATCAGCAGGTGCATCAGCAGGCGCTTCACAAAATGTGAATTCTACGGGTGGAATAATAAAGGCTCTTGGAAAAATCAAAGATCCTGAGATCAAGCAAGCGTTTAAGGTCGGAATGGCCCTAGTTGCATTCATAGCAATAGCAGTGGTAGCATTCGCTGGTGCCGTATGGGCTGCTGCTAAGATTCTAAAAAATGTTTCATGGGAAGACATGGCAAAGGTGTTTGTCAACACCGGTGTCGGGTTTATTGCAGCAATAGCGCTTGTTAAAACTGCAGACAAGGGACAGGCAAAGTATGAGCAGGCCGGAAAAAATCTTCTTAAGGCTGCGCTATTTGTTGCGGGTTCAGTCGTCGTGTTTGCTGGTGCTGTAGCTGCGGCAGACTTTGTAATGCAGCAAGTCTCTTGGGAGGACATGGCAAAGGTTTGGGTGAATACCGGCCTTGGCGTTCTTGCTGCCTGGGGCCTCTCAAAGATAGCAGGGAAGATAAATCCAGGTGCTGTTGGCCAGGGAATCTTGGGCATGTTGGGTGCAGCAGCATTCCTCGCAGTAGGAATGGTTGCATTTGCTGGCGCTCTTCGTCTTGCACTTTGGGCAATGGGTGATGATGCGCTTGGAAAGGCAGGACAATTTCTCATGATCATGGGTGGGGCAATGCTCGCAACCCTTGCCTTCGCCGCCATCGCTGCAGGAGCTGCTGCCCTATTGGGAGGACCGCAGGGCCTTGTACTTGTCGCAGGACTCGTTGGTGCCGCTGCATTCTTCACTGAGGGTGTTGTCCTCTTTGCTGGTGCGCTAGGGTATCTCATCCAGAAGACTGCAGATATGGGTCTCGACTTTGACAAGGCTGACAGAGTCTTTGGAATAGTAATGAAGACAGCGGAGGCCCTCAAGGAGATGGCCTCAGTCGCAATGATGTTTAGCATCTTTAACCGTTCGAGGGGCAAGCTTGAGGATGGAATCGAAGCGGCAGGCCAGTTCCTTGCAACGACGGCATATTCCATACGCAGTATCATCCAGACAGTCATGAACATTCCGATGGCTGATCCTAACACAACATACAAGAAGGTTGATGTGCTCTCAAAGGTCATCGCATCAGTCTCAAGCTTTGCTAGCCTTGCGACGAAGGCAGGTGAGCTTGGTGCTGCTTCCGAAGCCCTTGGCGGAACAACAATCGTTGCGGCTGTCAACTCGATGAGTAGCTTCCTGACAAGTGCCTCGGCCGCAATCGTGAATGTCGTCAAGACTCTTGCAACCATGGCCGTAAACTGGTCTGAGCAGGACCTGACTAAGATGCAGGCTCTTGCCGGAATCATTGAGGCAATTGCAGGTCTATCAGCAAGTCTCCTGGCACCAATGACGACCCTTGCAGGAGCCGACACGAGTATATTCTCCGAGAGCACCTACATGAAGGTGAATGCCATCACCCGGGGCATGACACAGATGATGAAGACGATGGTCGAAGATCTTCCTGCCCTGGTACAGGCTGTGATAAGTGTCGCAGACACTACCCTCACGGAGGATGAGGCCAAGGCGGTGATTAGGACGATCAACGCTGCACAAACGATAGCAGGTGCACTCTCATCAATGACCAAGGACTTCATGGCGATGGACACGGGGTGGTTCTCTGACAACTCACAGGAGAACCTAACGAAGACCATCGTGGGCATGGAACGGGGTCTTGGTAGAATCGGTCGAGGACTCAGTTCAGGAGGTTCACTGAGGCTTGCTGTCGATAACATGGTCAACTCTCCGCTGTCAGACAAGGAAATGACAGCATCATTGCTCAGGTCAATGTCATCCATCGGCTTTGTTGTTGAGAAACTTAGCAGTGTATCAGGCCTCAAGCCGCCTGACTATCTTGCTCTCGCAAATGTTGCTGACGGCGTTGATTATGGAATGTGGAGGATGTACTCCATGGCAAACGGCATTGCTGACACTGCAGGCATACTGTCAGAGCATGTCGGTGCACAGTACTCCTCCATCGTACAGGCGGTTGTTGACGATATTCGTGCCGTGAATGATGCGCTTGCTGACCTTGGAGATATAAACATCAACTCTACAATTGACAGAATTGGTGATGGACTCCAACTGAAGAAGGAAGTCCTCAACATCGAGAGGAAGCCAATACAGATGACTGTCAACTTGAACCTCGCCATGAAGGCCGAGGACATTGCCAAGGAGATCTTCAAGGTCGCCGCCAAGCTCTCTGAGAAGGAGAGCGAGCCAGATAACAAGGCCATCCGCCAGGCATTCGGGCTCCCGGTATGATGAAGGCTGATCTCATAAAGCAGGCAATGAACAACCCAATAGTCAAGGCATTAATGGAGAGGCTAAGCCCCGATGAGAGGCTTCAGGCCGAGCGTTTTGCTGAGGAGGTGGCTCAGATCGCCGACGATGCAATTTCAAAGTCTGCTGTCATTATAGATAATGGAGAGATGCCCACAAAGGGTGAATCAGACAACAAAGGAGGCTAGCAGTTGCCGTTCGACTCCAGGCTCTACATCATTGACCCGGAGACGGGAGATCTCAAGCCTAGAAATAGGAAGACCCTTGGACAGTATCTGTCAAAGGCGACTTCCATGTCTGTCGACTTGGGCTCAACAACGGGTGGGCCTGATGACTACACCTATAGCCCACCCAAGCCGAATGCCTTTCCCGTTTCGCCCAACTCTTCTCTGACGCAGGGGGCGACCATAATCGATCCTGCATCAAATGGACAGTCAACATTCGTCGCAGATCAAGATGAGCTCAAGGCCTTTGCAGGTGGCAGGACACTGCTCAATATCAATGGTGCAGAGAGAATAGACCAACATAGGGCGCTTCATGATTACAACAAGCGTACAGTGAATCCTGTTACTTCTGAAGTCGAACGTAGAGTGAGTAGCGTGCTTTCTTCTAATAGGTTCACTTCTGATCGTCCTGCAACTCCACGTGGGGGTGACCCAAATCCTGCTTTGGCTTTAGTAGAAAATGAGGAGCTAGTAGGTGGAGTAGGCCCGAAACAGGGTATACAACGATATCGAGACCAGGATCCGTCCGTTTATGAGCAGATGCGTAAGGAGGGAATTGCATCCGTCCTGAGGGCTGCTGGCATTGCCGTTGATGAAGTTTCCAAGGTAGATGACATCAACAGCGACAAGGCTTTCCTCAATATTGACACTGCTGTCGCAACTAACAAGTTTGACACTGGTGGCCTTCGAGCTTCAAGGGCCAGAAACAACAGTAGGCTTACATTCGACAAAGATGATGCCGAGGTCTTGGGAGATGTAGCCGACCCGGTAAATAACAAGACTTACGGCCAGATGAATACGAACCTCTCACCATTCGCAGGTCCGTTTCCGGCGGCAATGATACTCAACGCAGTCTTGTTTGCAATTGCTGCGACTATCGCAGGTGGCCTTGTAAGCGCCATATTCGGTCTGCTTTTTAGAAGCACAGGCAGATTTTCAATGGCTACTAACTCAATAAAGAACGTAGAGTTCTTTGATGCCATGATACCTGACGCTGCAAGAGCTAGTCCTAAGTTTAGCAAGCTCATAGACGGTCTTTATCATGAAAACGTTATTGGCAAAATGGGAAGCTCCAGGATGCCAACAAATGACTTTGGAACGCAAGTCCTCGATTTCATAGCTCGAGCTTTAGAGGCAACTCCTCCTTACGGTGCTGACAATAACCTTGGTCCCATGATTGACCTGATCAACTCGATAAAGGACGCCACAAGCCCAGAAGATGAGTCGGGTTACTTCAAGAACTTTCTTCGAGGCATGGGGGCGATCATCGGCATCGATGGCAAGCTTGACGTAAAGGATCTTGGAAATGCTGCACTAACACTTGCAATGTCACCTGGCTACTACGTTGTTCTCATGCGAAACATTGTGAGGAACTTGGAGACATTCCTGCCTGAGAACAACTTCTCCAATGGAGGAGTAACAGGCGGCATTGAAGGAGTAATCTCCTACATTATAGCAATCAAAGAAAGCAAGATCTTTAAGTTTGTCGATACTGTAGCAGGTATCGGTCTTGCTGAAGACTATCGAGGCAGGTTCGGTATATCAAACGCTGACCCCAACCCCGACATTGTCCCTGTGCAAGGAAATCAGAGGGTCTCTAAGAGCAGGGCATTCGCAAACAAGCGGACACTTGCCTGGTCATTCAGGCAGGCACATGAGCTGAGCATGTATATTCTTCCTGGTAAGTTTATAACAGCAAAGTCTGCAGAACTTGGAGAAGAATTTAATGTCAAGGGAAGCCTCAACATCGTTCACAGAGATGACGAAGGAAGAATCCCAATTGACAGAGTTCTAGCGCTTGAAAAGACACTAGATTCTGAGTACATGCCTTTCTATTTCCACGATCTTAGAACAAATGAGATATTGAACTTTCATGCATTCATAAGCGATCTTACAGATGCTTACACACCGAACTATAATCAAGTAGACGCATATGGCAGAATGGACCCAGTGATGATATACAAGAACACGACGAGGTCCATCAGTCTCGGTTTCACAGTTGTTGCGACAAACCCAGGTGATTTTGACACAATGTGGTTTGCTATTAATCGGCTCACTGCAATGGTCTATCCTGAGTGGTCAAAGGGCACTGAGCTAAAAGAGAATACAAACACAGGAATAGCGGCAAGGTTTACACAGCCGTTTTCACAGATACCGACTTCGTCGCCTATGGTAAGATTACGAGTGGGTGACGTGATTAGAAGCAACTACAGCAGATTCAACCTTGCAAGAATCTTTGGCTTTGAAGACGCGGCTGCCGAAGCATACGGTGACACAAAATTTGTAAAAGACGCAATTGCCGAACTTGATGCAAAGATAGCAGAAAACATTGCTGATATGAAGAGATATGAAAATCCAGAGTCCATCAAGATACTAGAGAAAAGAAATGAAGAAATCCGCAGCGACATTGAAAGTCATATCAAGCTATTGAAGACTTTAGAGAATGCGTCAATGGAAAAGTTCAGGCCTGATAAAAACTCTGTGGTACGTAGCTTTGAATCTGCTGAAGGTAAGGGTCTTGCAGGATTCATCACGTCTTTGTCATACACGTGGTACGATGAAAATACAACATGGGAGATTACGCCTGGCTCAAAGGCACCGATGATGTGTAAGGTCACAATGCAGTTCAGCCCTGTTCATGACATTCCAATGGGACTTGATCACAATGGCTTCATGCGAAGTTACCCATACCCTGTTGGTAAAGTCATTGGCAGCCTGCTCGCAACACCAGAGGATGAAGAATAGTGCGCAGGTACGAGAACACTCAGAAGATTATGGCGGGGCAGGCATACGCTACACCGAATGCCGTCGCAATGATCAGGCTTGGCATCTCAAATGGGACGATTGCTTTCAGTGAAAGGATACTTCAAGAGTCGCAGAGGATCGATATGCTTGCCGGAATTGAGTACGGTGATTCAAAGCTCTGGTGGGTGATAGCTGCGGCATCTAATGTTGGATGGTCACTACAGGCACCGCCAGGAACCCTTATTCGAGTTCCGAAGCTTGATGATATTGCGCGTGTGATATGACAAACGACAGGCGCAAGAAATCATTCGACCAGGCAGTTGGTCTGCTCTCTGCTTGGACCGATGGAGTTGGTGAGAACAAGCTTGTGAGTTCCCTGCTTGTGAGTGGTTCAAGTCCGCTTGCCTACAAGAATGACGACTCGGTTGACGCACAGCTTGTCATACTGGCACAAGAGCTGCTCAGTGTGATGAAGGGTGGGACGACCATCATGCCCATAGGAAACCAGAACTCACTGCATGAAAAGATCAAAAACTTCCTCAGCGGTGAGGAAGTTGACAAAGCTGCAACTGAGAAGCTCATAAGTCAGTTCATGAGAATCACGTTCACGGGAAATGACTGGGGAGACCAAGAAACGACATCTTTCTTGAACTGGTCAGGAACCTATGACACCAGCGTCACGAGCTTCAGCGAGGGCACAATGTACAGCATGCTGGTTGCAGGCATCCTCGACCAGGCGAATGTCGCAGTCAACACTTCTAACATGAGCCCTTCGCCAGGTACAAAGAAGTTGTATGCGATTGAGATGCTGAATCCTCGCATTGGAAGTCACACAAGGGACACCACACCCTTCGGTATCTTTACATCGATCATATCACCGATTGAAATGTCAAGATGCGTCCCATACCTGAATGTCTCAATAGGCGTATCAGGAAGTTCAGGAGGAATCAACAGCGCAGGAGACATCAGCGGACTCTCCATCCTGAGTTACATCAACGGAATGGGAAAGAACATATCGGACTTCAGCGAGTCTCTAATGGACAGCACGATAGCATTCAGCAGGTCGGAAACCAGTGATGTGAGCAGGACCGCAGGTATGGAGATCTTTACTTCGCCCCAGACGATGGTCTCACCACTTGACTCAAACGCTTTCAATCCGACCAAGGGGCATGAAAGGGTCCTTGACAGGTTCAGGCCTTTCATGTCTTTGAAAGGACTCGACATTAGTGTCACTCCTACTGGCGGATGGTTTGCATATAAGTCTGCCAAAATGTCGCTCACCCTTCATGACAGAAGCAGGCTTGCCCAAGTGACACAGTTCGTCAACGCATCAGTCTACCAGAAGACAATACTTGACATTGAGTACGGTTGGAGCCATCCATTCGGTAATAACGTCACTAGGAATGCTACAGACAATCCTATGGGTGCCTTTCTTGATGGACTGAGAGTCCGTGAGAAGTACAGCGTTGTGAACTCATCCTTCAGCTTTGATGACTCGGGTCAGGTAGAGATAAACCTCACACTTGCAATGGTTGGTACTCCTGCACTGAAGACAACAGACATCTCAATGGCAAATAATCAACAGCTTGCAAGCTTTGAAGAGCAGTTGGGTGAGATCTCTAAAAAGATTCAAGAGCTTCGTGGGGGAAGTGAAAAGTTCAAGAAACTCTGCGATGAGACTATACTGAACGCGGTTTCAAGCACCGATTCCGCATTCTCACTCGATGCAGAGAGCTGGAAGGAATTTAAAAAGAGTCTAGACAAGCTCAAGAAAGGCGGCGAGGCAAATGCAGAACTTGTAAAGAACATAGAGAAACTTCTCGACCCTAACAAGAACTCGGTATCTGCGACGATTAAGAAGAGCTCTGACAAGGCTGTTACTGATAGCCTCGATGCAATTGGTAGCGGTATTGAGATATTCCCATGCACTGATGCACAGATCGGAAGGAATACCGCTTTCACCATCAGCGCACTAAGTGCAGGAAACAAGACAATCAGTGACCCAATCTCTTTGGGCAAACTTCTGCTAGCTTTCGTTGGACTTCCACTTGCAAATACTGGGGAGTATGAGGAGGTCCACATGATCTTCCACACCTTCAATGAGTACGCGAGCTTCGTTAGAGATCTCTCGATTGCGAAGTTTCCCATCAGCAAGCAGGCTGTCGTTAAGAGGATTCAGGACGAGTTCAAGCAGAGGACAAAGGTGAGTTGCCTTGAAATGGCAAGAATCCTTCTGTCTGACATGGTCAGCAGTGCAATATACGCAGTGCCATACGGTTTCAATAGCCTCTATGAACAAAAGACTGAGAATGGTAAGACGACTTATGTTAAGAAGTCAGCTTCCAAGAAGGAAGATGCACAGACAAAGGCACTGGCGGACGACGCCGAGGCCGAGGCAAAGGCCCTAAGGGAGGCTGGAATTCCAAGCGGCAAGTTCACAAGCCCAAAGCTCAGCCTGTATCCTGAGTGTGTGCCGGTCAGTGGTGATGAGAGGAAGTCAATCCTGAGGCTTCATGTCGTGGATGAAGCATGCTCATCGTTCACGACATACCACGACCTTTTGAAGGCAGCGAGATCCGGCGATATCACAACCTTCGGAATAGACAACTCACCCGATCATAAGCTTCTCACAAAGGCACCTGAGACAGACGCCAAGACAAATGCCGCAAGGAGAAAGGCGATCATTAAGGAGCTTGTTGACAATGGAATCGTTGGACCATACAAGACCTCTGATGATGGAACCACAGGCACAGTCACAATAGACGCAGGCAAGGTGCTTGAGACGAAGAAAAGCATTGATGAGGTGAAGCGTTACGTATCGACTGGACTTCCTACACTGCTATATGGTAGGTCAGGTGGAATGATCAACAGCATAGGCGTTTCATCGATGAATGATGCCGCACTTGCAACTGCGAACATGATGAGGAATGCGCCTGAGGACGGTGCAAAGCCCGATGCAACGAAGACGAGGGGCATCCCAATGCGGATCATTCCAACTGAGATGACAGTTGATATGATGGGAATGCCCACGCTGCAGTACATGCAACAGGTCTTTGTTGACCTGAAGACCGGCACCACAGCGGACAATATCTACGCCATCACAGGCATTGACCACAAGATTGGCCTTGACGGTTTCACTACATCTTTCAAGCTGGTATCACCAGGCGATGCTTACGCTTCTTACGAGTCACCAATCACCAAGGCGGGCATCGCAATCGAAAGCCTCAAGTCAATTCTTGGCATACCGGAACAGTCGGGACAAGACTCCACAGGAGCTTCAAAGACAGCCAAAAAGGCGGGCACACGCGGATCTTTCTTGCGAAAGCTTGTCATATCAACCGAACAGAAAGCAAAACTCAGAGGGAAGGTAGGTCTAATCTCTAAAGCAACAGTGTATAGTTACACTCTCATGCTTGAGCTTGCACCTGACGGTAAAACGCTAAGAAACTCAGACTCCTGGATTGACAACAATCAGGCTCTTACACCTTCACTTCGTGCAGGACAAAGCGATTCATGGTACTTGGTTATGGAGGGTTTGACTAAGAGCAGCAAGTATGGATACGCTCGTGTTTACAACAACTTAGGCGCATCTTCGAGTATAGGCTCTTCTCTTGTAAGCAGTACTTTAGGATCTTCAAAGCCAGGGTATGGAAACATGTTTTCGTTGTACTTCGCAAAAACTTTGGAAGAAGACTGGAAAGACGTTCTTACTTGAACTTCCTACTAAAGTGATTAGCATTTAACATGCTAAACGTCTTCCTGTCAAAGGATTCAACCGGAACACAGGCATCCTTCCGAATTTCAGGTACTGTCTTACGAAAAGCTGATGAGCCTTTGGACGGTGAGTTTGTTATGGGTTCAGATGCTGTTTACCCTCTTTGCATCGAAGACACGTTTCCAATCTTCGGATGTCAAGTGCCGAGCCTTGTATCCGACCCATTGAGGCTCTCATATGAGACGATCATGGGAGGAGAAAAAATTGATTGGCATAAAGCGTTAGGAACGGCAAGGTTTGCCAAGATGCTCAAGAGGCTCTATGCAACTGTGCACGATGATGCAACGCAAATAGTCAATCACAGGTATATCCCGCACCTACAGGAATCGAGAAAAGTCCTTGGTAAACTGCAACCTTCACTCATCGATGAGGAAGCCCTGAAGAAGGCCTTGAGCCAAGGCAATACAGCATTTGCCGAATCCTTCATGCCAACTGCGGATGGATTCACAAAGAAAGTTCGGTACTCTCACGCAACAACCACAGGACGTTTGACAGTCAGGTCTGGGCCGAAGATTCTCAACCTCAACAAGGAGCATAGAAACATACTTCGCTCTAGGTTCAAGAAGGGCGCCATTGGAATCATCGATTTCGTTTCCCTTGAACCGAGGACTGCACTGCTTCTCACTCGTGGTGAGGCACCATTCGATATCTACGAGGCAATGAGAAGTGAGCTTGGTTCACAGCACACCAGGGCCCAGCTGAAGGTTGCGACAATCTCTGCACTGTACGGTCAGCGGGGTGAGACATCAATACCACAGTCGGTCATATCCAGGTTCTTCGGGTTACCCGAGATTCATCGAAGACACTTGGGAGGTGAGACATATGGTAACCTATATGGACGACCACTGAGTTCTGGAGATGAACGCCTGAGACTCCCACACTTCGTCCAGTCGACCGCTGTGGACGTTGCCTTGAAGGGATTTGGAAAACTGTGTGACACTTATCGTGAGATGGTGCCGCTCTTCATCATTCATGATGCGATTGTGGTCGATGCTGAGAGAGACTTGCTACAGAAACTTGGAAAGACCGGCCTTGAGATTGATATTGAACCTCTTGGTAAGTTTTATCTCACCGTCAAGATGATCGATGAGGACAATAGTTAGGAACATGGATGATGTAGAGTTCATAAGAGAGCAGATCAGGGCTTACCTGTCCGAGGAAAAGGGCAAGGAAACAGTGACAGGCCGTGCCTCGAGGTCAGCGGTGGCACTGAGTGGCAGAGCTGCTGAACGACCCAAAGAAGTGTTGACAGCATTTGGGCTGACAAACTTCATTCCAACGGGTAGCACAAACATTGAAAAAGCGGCAAGTATCCTAAAGTTCCTTCGAAACTCTGACAGGGCGATAGGGGCCACCGTAGACAAGTTTGAGGTCGTTGGTAACGAGATACACGTCTATCCGAAAATGATTGAGATCGCTGAAGAGGGAACGACTAGGGCTCTAATACCAGTTGGTAGGCTTGCAATATACACGAAAACTCTGTGTATAGCATGCTGGAAGGGTGGTAAGATTGAGATGGAGTACGCTACAGGAAAGCAGGTAAAGGACCAGTACGGAATAGTTCGCGGATTCAAATGAACACTTTGGTGCCTCCATTACAATCAATCAGGAGGCAAAATGGTACAGAATCCCTGGTCCGGTCGTCAAATTGGCCTGAATGCTGACTGGTTCACGCAGGATGATAGGCAACGTTTCGCTGCCTGGAATGCCAGTGCAAAGCCTGACAAGCAAGTCCTCCTCCAGACAAGTGCAGGACCTGCTATTCCGTCCGCATGGGCAGGCGATCCATGGAATGCAAGCGTCATCATCCTCTTGAAGAATCCTGCATTTGGACCGAACTCCAACCTACAGAATGGTCCGCTGAACGATTCGCTGGCTCGTCGCTACATGGAGGAGATGGCCGTTGGCAAGTTTGATCCTGCATTCCCCAATGCAGGCCTTCGACCAAACTTCCAACCATTGCGTGGGAGGAAGCCCACCAGAGGAAAGGCTCTTGCCGCATGGAATGCCGCAGGCGGTCGTGAACAGTGCAACTGGCATGCCGGTATCGTCTGGAAGGATATCCACAAGGAGCTTGTGGGAATGGGAATGGCACCACAAGAAGCTTGGAAGCGTATCTCGCAGCGTGGTTGCACTCTTGACCTTTCCCCCTGGGGATCTGCCTCTTGGACTCCTTCCTGTATGAGTTCTGTGTCGTATGATGTGTGTGTGCCCCTTGCAAGAGAAGCGCACAGGCAGGGAAAGGTCGTCATCGTTGCATGGGGTGCCGACCTATGGCAGGTTGCAGGGTTCTACCAGGCAGGAAACCTCGAGTCCAGTGCAATGAAGGGTGTAAGGCACACTCCCCGTATCAATAAGAATAACTTTCCAAAGACCTGGTCTGCAGTCATGCAGGCAATGGTTTGATTATGGACACAAAATTGCAAGATCGTGACCTCGAATCCCTGTGGGGCAAGTACACAAAGTTGGCGTCAAAGGTGATGAGGCCAGGTGTGAATGAGCTTGTCACTTCACTTGGCGAGCGGATCATAACCTGTTCTGCATCTATCGATGTGCACAATCCTGGCTGTGGTCCGGGCGGGCTAGTTGAGACCACACTTGATGTGACACGTCGAATGTCGCAGCTTTCCAAATCTCTTGAGGTCACAGTACCAACTGAGTCACTCATCCTCGTTGGTCTATTCCACAATGTTGGAATGGTCGGTGACCTGACTACACCCTACCTCGTGGAGCAAAAGTCCAACTGGCACGTCGAGCGTGGGAATATGTACACATACCACGACAAAATCGCAAAGATGCCGGTGGCCCATCGAAGCCTGTTCCTGCTCCAATCGTTCGGTGTCCAGCTGGACTACGATGAGTGGACGACGATCATGCTGTCGAGCGGACTCCACCGTGAGGAGAATCGCTTCTATGGTGGTCACGAGCCCAACCTGGCAATCCTCCTCACCCAGGCAAGGCAGTGGCTTGGTCGTGCATCTTGAACAATAACTGACAAGTTTCTACAATCTCTATGTGGATTCCCCACATCGAGGTCTTGGAAGGGGGTGACGCCTTCCTGGACTCAAACAACAACAAGCAAGGAAAGAACAAACATGGCAATCGACTTTGAAGCACTTCGTAAGAAGCTGAACAACCTCTCTGGACAGAACAAGAAGTCCACCATTATGTGGCGCCCCGAGGAGGGCAAGGACTACAATGTCCGGATCGTGGCGATCCCCAACAATGACGGTCAGCCGTTCGTTGATCGCTGGTACTACTACGGCATCGGTGGTGACAAGGCCGGTGCGATCCTGGCTCCCCACCAGTTCGGGAAGAAGGATCCGATCCAGGACCTCATCAACAAGCTCCGTGAGGACGGTTCCGATGCCAGCCGTGAGCTGGCCAAGAAGCTCTACCCGAAGATGCGCACCTATGCTGCCGTCGTGGTTCGTGGGGAGGAGGACAAGGGAGTTCGCCTCTGGGCCTTCGGCAAGATGATCTACCAGGACCTCCTTCGTCTCATGCTTGATGAGGACTACGGTGACATCACGGACGTTGAGAGCGGTCGTGACATCAAGGTCTCCGTGACCAAGACGCCAGGCAAGCAGTATGCAGACACCAAGATTCAGCCTCGTGCGAATCCGTCGCCCCTTTCAAAGGATGCCGCACAGGTGAAGTCCTGGCTCTCTTCGGTTCCAAAGATTGACGACTACGAGGAGACCCTTCCGGCTGAGGACATTGAGAAGCGAGTGAATGACTGGCTTCGCGGTGGCAGCAGCGAGCCAGATGTGAAGACTGAGTCGGTTGGAACCCTTCGTGGTGGTAAGACCGCCGACAATGAGGAAGACCTGAAGTCCTTCAAGAAGACGAATGGTTCCTCAACCAAGAAGTCGATGGATGACCTCGAGGATGCTTTCGCAGACCTTGAGTAACCTCATATGAGGCTTTGGCCGGTCCTTGTGGCCGGCCATTGTTCTTTAAACATCCTGACATGAAGTCTAATATTGCACAGGAGGAAAAGTGGCAAAGAAGCGTGTAAGCATTGATTCGACGGACGGTATTAGCAGCGTCAATGAGGACTTTACTTCTGACCTCATCAATTCATTGAACCGTGACCTCGGTCACCGTGTGGCATACAACCTTGCATCAGAGACTTCACCTACTCATGTGAAGCGCTGGATCTCGACGGGCTCAAAGGGTCTCGACTACATCATTGCAAACCGTCGGAATGGTGGCCTTCCTGAGGGTCGAATTGTGGAGGTGTTCGGCCCACCGTCCATTGGCAAGTCACATCTCGCAGCCCAGATCTGTCGTTCTACCCAGAAGATGGGTGGGATTGCCGTCTACATCGACACTGAGAACGCTACGAACCCCGAGAACCTTCAGGCACTTGGGGTTGACATTGGCAAGCGTTTCGTCTATGTGGACACACACTGCACAGAGGAGGTCTTCGATATCGCTGAGAAGACCATCCTGAAAGCGAAGGCCCTGAGCAAGGATGTACCGATCACAATCATCTGGGACTCGGTTGCAGCCTCCTCACCAAAGGCAGAGCTTGAAGGCAACTATGACAAGGACACGATAGGCCTCCAAGCACGAGTCCTTTCCAAGGGCATGCGTAAGATCACAGGTGTCATTGGTGACCAGAGCGTCCTCTTCGTCTGCCTCAACCAGATTCGAACCAAGATCGGTGTGATGTACGGTGACCCGACAGCGGTGCCGGGTGGCAATGCCATTCCGTTCCACTCGTCAGTTCGCATCAAGCTCGGTGCAGGCCAGCAGATCAAGGGTGCCAACGATGAGGTTCTCGGCATCCACGTCTCGGCCAAGACAATCAAGAACAAGGTGGCGAAGCCATTCCGATCGGCAAACTTCCGAATCATCTTTGGCCAGGGAATCGAGGAGCATGAGGAGCTCTTTGACATCCTCCGTGACCATGGGCCTGATATGGTGGAAGAGCACCAGGTAGTGATCGAGGGTTCAGGTTCCTGGAAGGTGCTGCGAGTCACCAACGAGCAGAATGTCAACATCATCGAGAAGAAGTTCTATAAGGCTGACTTCGGTGAGATTATGAACACACCTGAGTACAAGCCTTGGGTCGATGGACTCCTTGAGAAGGCGATGGTTCGACTGGCGGCAAACCCCGCTGCTGTTGACATCGACCCTGAGTCCTATGAGGAGGTGAAGGCAGTCTCAGACCTCCTGTCCGATGATGGCATGGTGTCTCCGGAGTAATCAATGTCAGGTGAAGGTCCCGTACTTGTCGTAGACGGCTTCAACCTATTTGTCAGGAACTTCATTGCGAACCCACTAATGGCCGAGGGCCAGCATGTTGGTGGGGCCATCGGTTTCATGAAATCGCTCGGCGCACTGGTTGATGCTCACTCTCCCAGTGAGTGCATAGTCGTTTGGGAAGGTGGCGGTTCAACTCGTAGACGTCAGATCTACCCACAGTACAAAAGCAGGAGAAAGCCTGTGAAACTGAACAGGTTTCATGAGGGTGACATTCCTGACACTGTGGAGAATCACAACTGGCAACTGAAGTTCCTTGTTGCGTGTCTGAAACAGGTGCCAGTCAGGCAACTGTACATCACGGACTGTGAGGCTGACGACATCATAGGATACCTTGCAAGGCACACCCTCAGGGACAGAAAAGTTATAATCGTTTCATCGGATCATGACTATGCACAGTTGGTCAGTGACAGGGTAAGAATCTGGTCTCCGACACTGAAGGGTTTGGTCTGTGTTGAGGATGTCATCAAACGATTTGGCGTTCCCCCAAGGAACGTCTGTGTGGCAAGGTGTTTCGCAGGAGACACCTCGGACTCAATTGAGGGAATCAAGGGCGTAGGCATCACAACCCTTGTCAAGCGCTTTCCAATGTTGGCAGAAGATAGGGACATTACTGTCGATGATGTCTTGCAGGCTGCCAATGCTCACCCAAGCAAAAATCGCCTGAAGGCTCTCAAAGAGATCACACAGAACGCTGATATCGTAAAGAGAAACTGGAAGTTGATGCACCTTGACGTATCAAACCTCAGTGGCAATCAAATTTCAAAGCTCAACTCCTCATTCGATATTGAGCTTCCTCGTTCCAACAAGTTGGAACTCATGAGGCTAATGATTCGTCACGGTGTAAAAACTTTTGACGTTGATAGATTCATACTACAAATCACCGCAAACATCAGGAACTAGAATGTCAGAGAATGGAACTGAGGCCCTCTTCAAGTCTTATGGCAAGCACTTTCAGGAAGGAATCTTTTCTGGGTTGCTAACCGACCACGAATGGGCTGCTCAGATCTCAGAGGTGATGCAGCCGGATTACTTCGACCTGCGCTACCTCGCGTATCTCAGCGACAAGTACTTCAAGTACCACCAGAAGTATCGCTGCTTCCCGACGATGCAGCTCCTAGTCTCCATCATCAAGGACGAGCTCAAGGCAGACAATAATGCCGTCCTTCGAGAACAGGTGGTGGAGTTCCTCAGCCGCCTGCGCTCCAACCCCAACTCCGGTGATCTTGAGTACATCAAGGAGAAGAGCCTTGACTTCTGTCGAAAGCAGGCAATGAAGGAGGCGCTTGAGAAGTCTGTTGAGCTCATCTCAAAGGACAAGTATGATTCAGTCCTTGACCTGATGAAGAATGCTGTGTCAGTCGGCCTACCCGTTTCCGTTGGGCACGACTTCTTTGAAGACATGGAGGCAAGGTTTGTAAAGATCAATCGGCTTGCATGTCCAACAGGTCTTGACCAGATTGATGAGAAGACTGTTCTCAATGGTGGCCTTGGAAGGGGCGAGCTTGGTGTGGTTGTTGCGCCAACCGGTGTGGGTAAGTCTCACTTCCTTGTAATGATCGGTGCACATGCACTTCGAATGGGAAAGAACGTCCTTCACTACACGTTTGAGCTCACAGAAACTGCCGTCGGCATTCGGTATGATTCCAATCTAACGAACATCCCCTCCAACGAGATTCAGGACTCAAAGCAGGAAGTCTTGGACAAGTACAAGGAGATGGAACTTGGCAAGCTCATCATCAAGGAGTATCCGACCGGAAGCTGCTCGGTAGCGACTATTCGTAATCACCTTGAGAAGCTGGCGCTTCGAGGCTTCGTTCCGAACGTCATTGTCATTGACTACGCTGACATCATGCGTTCAAGTCGAGAGTATGATGCTCTTCGAATGGAGCTGAAGCTCATCTATGAGGACCTGCGAAACCTTGCAATGGAACGTAGTATTCCTGTATGGACTGCATCACAGGCAAATCGAGATGCCTCGGCAGCGGATGTCGTTGGCCTTGAGAACATGAGCGAGTCCTATGGCAAGGCAATGGTTGCTGATGTGGTCCTTTCAATCTCACGAAAGCCGACTGAGAAGGCAACAGGTGCAGGCCGACTCTTTGTTGCAAAGAATCGAGCAGGTCGTGACGGAATTCTCTTCCCAGTACACATCGACACATCTCGATCTAAGATACAGATTCTTGATGAGAACAGTCTCACCCTTCAAGAGAGTATCGAGCAGGATGAGAGTGATCGTAAGAAAGTGTTACGCGATAAGTGGAACCAAGTTATGGGAGCTAAGTGATGAATGACGTAACAAGGCAGATTGCTTTGAGGGAGACCTCGACATACTTCGAGGGAGATGAACTTGCTCCCGATGTTTTCATGAAGTATGCGCTTCGCGACTCCAATGATGACCTCTTGGAGACCAATCCCAACCAGATGCATCGTCGTCTTGCGAGGGAGTTCGCTCGTATCGAAGCGAAGTATCCCAATGCAATGGGTGAAGATGAGATCTATGAGCTTCTGAAGGGCTTCAGGGACGTAGTCCCTCAGGGTTCTCCGATGTCTGGTATAGGAAACTACTACCAACTACAGAGCCTGTCAAACTGTTTCGTTGTGGAACAGCCTCATGATTCATACGGTGGCATTCTCTTCACTGACCAGGAGCAGGTCCAGATCATGAAGAGACGTGGCGGAGTCGGATTCGATGTCTCTACCATTCGACCAAAGGGTCAGCCAACCACCAACGCTGCCCGAACCACCGATGGTATCGGCGTCTTCATGGAGAGGTTCTCCAACTCCACTCGTGAGGTTGCGCAGGGTGGACGTCGTGGTGCTCTCATGCTCACCATCGACTGTCGTCACCCTGAGATCGAGTCTTTCATCGACATCAAGAGAGACCTGAAGAAGGTGACCGGTGCCAACATCTCCATCCGATTCACCGATGAGTTCATGCAGGCCGTGGAAAACAACACCGGCTTCTGTCTTCGCTGGCCTGTGGAGGCCCATCCTGAGGACGCTGAGATCGTCAAGATGGTCGATGCGAGACAGATCTGGGAGAAGTTCGTGGACGCTGCGTGGTCCTCGGCTGAGCCTGGTGCTCTCTTCTGGGATACAATTACCCGCGAGGGAATCGTAGACTGCTACCGTGACGTCGGCTACAAGACGATCTCGACGAATCCCTGTGGCGAGATTCCACTAAGCCCGTACGACTCCTGCCGACTGATGGTTGTCAATCTCACCTCATTCGTCAACAATCCATTCAGCGACAATCCAACCTTCGACTTCGGTCGATTCAATGATGTGGTCATGAAGGCCCAGCGCCTGATGGATGATCTTGTCGATCTTGAGGTAGAGTGTGTCGATCGGATTCTTGAGAAGATTGATAGGGACCCACAGCCGTTCCATGTCAAGAAGATTGAGAGGGACCTTTGGGAAAAGATTCGCTCTGCGGGCCTCAATGGTCGAAGGACTGGCCTTGGTGTCACGGGTCTTGGTGATGCCCTGGCTGCAATGAACATCAAGTATGGAAGTGATTGCTCTGTCACTGTGACTGAGGAGATCTACAAGGCTCTTGCTGTGGGTGCTCACCGTTCTTCACTCATCATGGCCAAGGAGCGTGGTGCCTTCCCGGTCTTTGACTTCGAGAAGGAGAAGAACCACACATACCTGAAGAAGGTGATCAACGCATGCAATGGTCCATACCACGACATGTGGAAGAGCACTGGACGCCGAAATATCGCGCTCACTACAACTGCACCGGTCGGTTCTGTTTCATGTCTCACTCGCACGACATCCGGTATTGAGCCCGCCTTCCTTCTCTCGTACAAGCGCCGTCGTAAGATCACTCAGGGAGACCTCACATCCCGGGTCGATTTCGTGGATCCGATGGGCGACAAGTGGCAGGAGTACACTGTCTATCATCACTGGTTCAAGAAGTGGATGGACATCACCGGCAAGACTGATCCACAGGAGAGCCCATACTGGGGTGGCACTGCCAATGACATCGATTGGGAGAAGTCAGTCGACATCCAGGCTGCTGCACAGCAGTGGATCGACCACTCCATCTCCAAGACATGTAACCTTCCCAACTCTGCAACAAAGGAGACTGTCAACAACGTCTACCTGAAGGCCTGGAAGACAGGCTGCAAGGGATTCACAGTCTACCGTGACGGATGCAGGACAGGCGTACTTGTCTCCAACGATGAGCCGAAGAAGGAGAAGAAGGCAGACGACGGTCGTCTTACACCAAAGCGCCCCAAGTCTCTTCACTGTGACATACATCGTGCCAACGTCCGCAACGGTGAAAACACCGATTCCTGGCTCGTCCTTGTCGGTCTCAATGAAGGAAAGCCCTATGAGGTGTTCTGTGGAATTCCTGAGAACATTGAGATTCCCAAGCGATACAAGTCAGGCACGTTGGTTAAAAATGGTAAGCGTGATGGAGTTGCAACATACAATCTCCTCGTTCCGGTCGGTGACGATGAGAACCTCGTCTTCAAGGACGTCGTCAACCTCTTCGACAATCCCACACAGGGAGCCTTCTCGAGGACAGTATCGCTTGCGCTTCGTCACGAGGTCCCTCTCCACTACGTCGTAGAGCAACTACAGAAGGACAAGAACAGTGACATGTTCTCATTCGCCAGGGTAATCGCAAGAGTTCTCAAGGGGTACATCAAGGATGGTACAAAGTCAACCGAAAAGGGATGCCCTGAGTGTGGTAATTCCGAGCTCGTCTACCAGGAGGGCTGCCTCTCCTGCAAGGCGTGCGGCTTCTCCAAGTGCAAGTGAAGAAGAAGACTTCGAAAAGGCAATTCGCAATCTAACACAACCGGAGTATGCAATGAACTTCATCGCAGACGTTTCTCATCACATCAAGGCAGTCGAGCTCCGGGTCGACCCCATCATCATCCGTGTCAACAAGTTCGACGAGGAGTCGGCCAAGGAGTTCACGGATGCAATGAGCCGTGCACAGAACACCGGCCAGACGGTGATTCCCATCGTCATCGACTCATACGGTGGTCAGGTCTACTCTCTCATGGCAATGATCGCTGCGATCAAGGCCTCACGGGTTCCAGTCGCGACCATCATTGAGGGCAAGGCTATGAGCTGTGGGGCAATCCTCTTCAGCTTTGGTGCCGAGGGCAAGCGCTACATGGACCCAGATGCCACTCTCATGATCCACGACGTCTCCAGTGGAGCCTGGGGTAAGGTCGAGGAGATCAAGGCCGACGCGAAGGAGGTCGAGCGCCTCAACAAGAAGGTCTACGAGATGATGGCACGTAACTGTGGCAAGCCCTCGGACTACTTCCTGAAGATGGTTCATGAGCGTGGACATGCCGACTGGTACTTGGATGCCAACGATGCAAAGGGTCACAACCTTGCGAATGAGCTTCGTATCCCAACTCTCACCTGCAAGATCGACCTCAACTACATTCTGGACTAAGTGAAGCCTGCAAAGATAGAACTGCTAAGCAAGGTTGTAGCATGGAGGTTGTTCTCCATGTGCTACAGCTTTGCCGTAGCGTTCTTCTTCACAAGTAACGTTGCTGACTCTGCAGGTATAGTTCTTTTGACAGGTTCCACACTCACAATCCTCCAGTGGGGTTTCGAGATAGTTTGGGACAAACATGCTAGACACAGGATCAGAAATGCCCTGTCAGGACAACACGGTAGAATTAGTGGGTTGGTACGGTTCGGACGAGGTCCATGCTCTATCGGCGTGGACAAGCACGAGCCGGGACCTCACAGAGGAGAAGGCAATGAGAATTCCTTCCCTTCTGAGAATGCTAGCTGAACATGGACATGAGACATAACAACACACATTCACCTAATACCTATTAGAGGAGGTGATTGTGTGGTATGTCTACAGATACGTTGATCCTACAAATGAAAGGGTTTTCTACATCGGAAAGGGGCAAGGGAACAGATCAAAGGTTCACTTGTATCGTGCAAGAACATGGGTAAAAAGAGGCAAGCCGACAAATTGCGGTTCTCATAATTTTCACCTACTCAGATTGATCTCAAAGATCTGGGACTGTGGTCACGAACCTCTTGTAGAGATAGTAGAGAGATTCGAAGAAGAGAATGATGCATATGCACGTGAAAAGTCTCTAATAGCAGAGTTTCGTGAGTCTCTTTGTAATCTCACTGATGGTGGAGAAGGTTGGACTGGCACTGATGAAACTCGAAAGAAGATGGGTGAAAAACGCAAAGAGTGGCTTGCATCCGAGGCTGGAATGGCATGGAGAAGTATGATGTCAGAGTCCAGAAGAGGTGACAAAAATCCGAATTATGGGAAAGTCGAGGATGAAGAGCACAAAAGAGCAAGAATGAAAAACATGCTCGAAAAAGAAAGGTGGAACAAGGGCATGAGTGGAGATCCTCGATGCAAAGGACATGCCAAAGGGGAGATTACACACAATGCAAAATCTTGCATTGCAACCCATGAGGCAACCGGAGAAACCGTGACTGCTGAATCTGTGAATCGATTGTGCATGATTCTTGCAAATCACAGGTTCAAGATATCAGGTTCTTCAATCAAAAGAATTGTGAACAAAGACAGAACTATCAACGGGTGGAGGATAAAACATGTCGTGTCAGGAGAATAAAGTAGAGCTCATCGGATGGTATGGCTCAGATGAAACACACGCATTGTCAGCTTGGACATCGACCTCTCGTGATTTGAACGATGAAAAGAAAAATAGGATCTCGCAACTTCTCAAGATGCTTGCTGAACAGGGACATCACACCGTTTTTGAGAAGTCAAGCCTTCACTTTCTTGTAACTGTTGACACGAGTGTCCATATTCATCTCTTGAAACACCGTATTGGTGTCTCGATCAACGGTGAATCTGCACGCTATAAAGAACTTAAGGACGACAAATACTATGTCCCCCAGGACTGGCCCCTCACTGAGAAGGCAAAGTATGTTGCTTTCATGGAGGACGCACTCATGCGTTATCACGAAACCCTTCAACGGCTTGTCGACAGCGGAATGGATCGTAAGCGTGCCAAGGAGTCTGCCAGGTTCTACCTACCCTATGGGAATCAGATTACAATGGACGTCATGTTCAACTGGCGATCTTTCAATCACTTTCTCGGCCTGCGCATGAAGCCTGATGCCCAGACCGAAGTTAGGGAACTTGCAGAGAAGATGCTGGATCTCGTTAGGAACATTGACGGCAATCCTTTCAAACATACGATTGAGGCATTTGGATACTAATGCGAGACGTTGTACTCTTTGATCTTGATGGAACTTTGACACCACCGCGTCAGGGAATCACTCAAAAGAACTTACAGAAGCTTACTGAACTCTCTGCCTTTGCAAGGGTTGGAATTGTGACAGGTTCTGCACTCGACTATGTCAAGGAGCAGGTTCCGCTTGAGGCATTTGAGCATGGCGTGGAAGCATTGCCGTGCAATGGCACTGAACACTGGAAACTTGTCAATGGTCACTGGCAGGCCCAGGCGGTCCCCAAGTCTATGATGAATCACCTGGGACAGGAGTGGCGTGACCTTCACCTCATTCTCAATACCATGCAGCGTGAGGTCATGGAGAACGTTCGAGACCTTCCCCTGACTGGAAACTTTGTTTCCTCACGGAGCTCAATGGTCAACTGGTGTCCAATTGGCAGGGAAGCAGATCGCTCAAGCAGGACCTGGTTTGAGAGTTTCGATGCAAGAAATGACTTCAGACTTGGCATCCTTTCCCTGTTGAAGCTTCGTCTCATGACGATTAGAACTCCGCTTGTTGCAAAGCTTGGTGGATCTACCTCATTCGATATCTACCCGGTAGGCTGGGACAAGACATACGCTCTCAATCACTTTCCAGATGAAACAGTCTGGTTTGTGGGAGACAGGTGTCAGGCAAATGGAAACGACTATGAGATCTATGAAGCCCTCAAGAATCATGATCGTGCATACAGCGTAAGTGACCACGATGAGACTGCGGGAATCATTGACGAAATCATGGGACACGTGAGACACGGAACTCCTTACTGATTGTAAACTCATTGTTTGCTATTACCATTCCAATATGGAGGCAAACGTGTGGCATCCCCCCAAGTTCGGTCTCATCCAGGAAAAGTACTGGCCAGACGAGTGGAAGATACTCGTCTGTTGCCTGTGTCTTAATCTGACGACAAGGAAGCAGATGGAACCTGTCGTTGAAGTTCTGTTCCAGAAATGGCCTAACGCTCTTGCCCTATCACAGGCAAATGATGCCGACCTCGAGGAGACCATCAAGACTCTTGGGATGCAGAAGAAGCGAACTCAGACACTGAAGCGAATGTCTGCACAATTCCATTCCGCACAGTGGAAGGATGTGAATGAGCTTCATGGTGTCGGCAAGTATGCCTCGGACGCCTATCGAATCTTCATCCTTGGTGATTGGCGTAATGTTCACCCCAAGGACCATGCCTTGAACGCTTATCACGATCATCTGAAGAACCTGTATCGAGAGGAGACTGTACATGCCTGAGGGTCCGGAAGTCACTAACTTTGTTCGTTCCATCAACAACTTTCTTACCGAGGGTGACCTACTGCAATCAGTAACTCCGTTGTCCGGTCGCTACACTAAGAAGCCGATTGAGGGTCTTACAAGCACACAGTTTCCCCTAACTGTTGAGAGCGTTGGTTGCAAGGGCAAGTTCATCTACTGGACTTTCAAGAACGCTGATGTTGTCATCTTCAACACACTTGGAATGTCCGGAGCCTGGTCGAATGTTCCTCGTCATGCTAGAGTGAAGTTTGAGACATCTGTGGGTGACCTCTACTTCAATGATCCTCGCAACTTTGGAACTGTGAAGTTCTGTAATCGAAAGGACCTGAAGCTGAAGTTGGCATCCCTTGGTCCTGACATGCTCAACGAGAATGTGAAGCCCAGTACATTCATCGAGAGGCTTCGCAAGCATCCTGATGCAACCCTAGCAGAGGTTCTCATGAACCAGGGCGTTGTCTCCGGTGTCGGAAATTACCTGAAGGCTGACTCGCTTTGGTTGGCAAAGCTGAGCCCTTGGCGAAAGGTAGGGGATTCAACAGATGAGCAGCTTACGCTTCTTAGTGAATCCGTGAGTGATGTCATCCGAACTGCCTATCTCAACGGCGGTTCAACAATCCTCACATACAAGGGATTCGATGGCGAGGAGGGCAAGCACTCAATGCTGGTCTACGGTCGAAAGCGAGATCCAAATGGTGATGAGGTCGTCTGCCAGGAGACGAAGGACGGACGGACGACATGGTGGGTTCCACGAGTTCAGCTATAAACACGGATATTCACGGGTTACTATTCAAGAAGGAGAAGACATGCGACTTTCTGACAATTCAATTGCCTCAATTGCAAAGCTCATCCAGATGGCCATCCTGACTGGAACGGACGTGACCGACAATCTTCGTCTCATGCGTTTCACCTTGAACGGTGATGTGATCGATCCCGACCAGGATTTCCTAAAGGGTCTTGACGATAGCATTAATCGCATGCTGGAGACCGCAAATGAGCTCGGAAATCGATAAGCTCGAAGAGATGTTTGAATTGCGTGAGCAGTTTATGCTTGCTTTGCGTGAGAATGTGCCAGGCACGTACTGTGAGTGGCCTGTTGACCCAACAATAAAGTCAAACCAGGTCATGATTAAGGACGTTGCTCTACGTGGTGTTGAGGAAATGTTCGAGGCGATCCAGCATCTGAAGAACTCAAAGCCACACAGGCAGACTGACCTTCCTGACTTTGATCGTAATGCGTTCCTTGAAGAGACTGTAGACGCGATGAACTACTTTCTGTCAGTCCTTGTGCTACTTGGAATTGATGCCGATGAGTTTGTGAAAGCTTATCGATCAAAGCACAACAAGATCCTGCGTCGTATTCAAGAGGGCTACTGATCCTGAATACTTAGGGATGTGGCAAAAGCACCCCTCAGCGCTCCAGTAGAGCGTAAAGTACTCAACAGTGAAGGATTCCTGACGATCAGGAAGAAGTTGTCGTCTGA